AAAATATATATATTATATAAAGATTTATAATGGCTGGTGGATTACTAAATATTATTTCAGTTGGTAATAATAATGTTATTTTAACTGGAAATCCGAGTAAAACATTCTTCAAAGTTACTTATTCTAAATACAGTAATTTTGGGCTTCAAAAATTTCGTATTGATTATGACGGTATAAGAGATTTAAGATTAACAGAACCTTCGACATATACATTCAAAATTCCTCGTTATGCGGAATTATTAATGGATACCTATTTAGTTGTAACCATTCCCGATATTTGGAGCCCTTTATATCATCCTTGTAGTGAAACAAGTAGACGTTGGGCTTCTTATGATTTTAAATGGATTGAAAATTTGGGAACGTATATGATAAAAGAAGTGGTTATTACTTGTGGTTCTCTAACATTACAAAAATATAGTGGAGAATATTTGGCTGCAATGGTAGAACGTGATTTTTCGGCGGAGAAAAAAGATTTATACAATAAAATGACTGGTAATGTATTGGAATTGAATGACCCTGCAAACGTATATGGTCGTGCAAATACATATCCATCTGCTTATTATAGTTCTAATACATCTGGGTCCGAACCATCTATTCGTGGTAGAAATTTATATATTCCTATAAATACATGGTTTACATTAGATAGTCGTTGCGCATTCCCATTAATATCATTGCAATACAATGAATTAGTAATTAGTGTTACATTACGACCAATTCAAGAATTGTTTCAAGTCCGAGACGTGTTTGATGTTCAATATAGACATCCTTATGTTCAACCTGATTTTAATGAAGACCGATATCAAATGTATCGATTTTTACAATCTCCGCCTTCTTCGGTTATTATTTCCAGTAATTATCAAAACAAAATTTCTACTTGGAATGCGGATATACATATATTATCTACGTATTGTTTTTTATCCAAAGAAGAAACACAATTATTTGCATCTCAAGACCAAATATATTTAGTAAAAGATGTTTTCCAATACAATTTTGAAAATATTACTGGCACTAAAAAAGTGCAATTGAATTCCAATGGTATGATATCCAGTTGGATGTTTTATTTACAACGAAATGATGTCAATATGAGAAATGAATGGAGTAATTATACCAACTGGCCTTACAAAACTATTCCTGCGAACTTAGAGTTAGCACCAAATGATAATTCCAGTATTCCAACTGCATATAAATCGGACATTACGTATGGTCCTGGTCAAGACCCTAATGATGCTATTCGAACTGGTATTTATATTACAGGTGATTACAAAACGGATAATCAACGTTCTATTTTAGGAACAATGGGAATTTTATTAAATGGTGATTATCGTGAAAATACATTGACCGATGGTGTGTTTGATTATATTGAAAAATATACACGAACAAAAGGTAATGCAAAAGAAGGATTATATTGTTATAATTTTTGTTTGAATACCAGTCCTTTTGATTATCAGCCTTCTGGTGCGATTAATATGAGTAAGTTTAAAAATATTGAGTTAGAAATTACAACCTATGTTCCACCGATCGATACTATAAATTCCAGTTTTGATATTATTTGCGACAATAGTGGAAATCCTATTGGTGTTCGTAAATCTAATTGGAGATTGTATCAATATAACTATAATATGACCTTATTTGAAGAAAGATATAATGTATTATCTTTTATTGGTGGAAATGCAGGAATGATGTATGCAAGATAATTTAGACAATTTACAATTATGGATACAAATATTTTTATAAACATAATATATATGCGTTGTCCAAAAGGATTTAAACAACAACCACCAAAATCAGGTATTTGCGTTAAGAAAAATAAAACACCAACTAAAAGATGTCCCAAAGGAAGTCGTAAAAATAAGAAAACAGGTAATTGTGACAAATATGTCAAACTAAATAAAACTAGAAAAAGTATTACACCAACAAGAAAGAACAAAAGTATGAGTAAAAAGTGGAATATTTATAAGATTGATTATGTATATCCAAGTATCCATGATGATAATTATAGAATAGATCGTAACGACTATGGAATTATGAATATAGCAAATATATTTATGGAAAATGAAAATAATGTAGTGCAAATTATTTTTCAAAATAATAATGTAGAAATGGTTCTAGGAAAAAAACAAAATAAATATCCGCCAATAGAATGGCAAGATAAAGATTATAATAATCTTAATGAATTGAACATAGATGTAAAAGATATAATATCAAATGTATCTGATATTAAATTCGTTGGAACAGAAAACGATGACGATTGGAATTATACTACAAAACAAAATATAGATGAAATCAAACAAGGTGTTAATGGAAAATATGTACAAATAGCCATTACAACGCCATTAAATGATGATATTAGTGATAATGTAAAAGAAAAAATTTTGGAAAAAACTATAGAAATATTGCAAAATTGTTAGAATTTACATATTGCTATTCCCATAAATGTGTAAAATAAAATATAATTATATATACTATATTATAATATATATAAAATATGGATGAAAAAGAAACTATATGGAATAAAAATTTATTTAGTGATACATACAAAATAGAAAATAAAAACGATGATAATTTTCAAACTATGAACATGATATATAAAATAAAAAAAATAAAGAAAAATAGAAAACCGAAACTGGAAAATTATAAAAATATTGAAACATTCGAAACTATCCAAAATAATGTCAATAATAAAGAAGATAGAAAAGATAGAAAAGATGATGAAAATATAATAGAAGGATTGAAAGGTCGTGTTACTACAGATGATCCTAATTTTTTAGGACTACCTGACTCAGATTTTGATGGTGTAGACAAACCAAGCAAAAAAAGTAGTTCAGACCCTCGACTTGCAATAACCAATTTCATCGAAAAGGTTTTCAAAAAAATAGACAATTTCAATTATAAAAAAGCATATATTTTTGCAAAGGCTTTTTCTGGAAAAACTCCTGAAAAAAGTGATGTATTAATTTTAAAAAAATATATTGGTTGGTTTGAAACTATTTTGTTAAGTTATTTTGCTTGTTATAATTGGTTCTTTTTAATGTATTATCGATATAATCATAATGATGATGTTGAACCAGAATTATTTGGGTATCGTGTAAAAACACTCAAATTAGACACATATGAATTACAAAATCAAAGTTTTAGCCGAACCGATTTCTGGGGTATGATATACAAATTTATAAATTATTTTTTTATTTTTTGTTTGATGTTTGTGGAATATTTACAAAATATTATGATGGAAAAAATACCAAATTTGTGTAAAATCATATTCAATCTAAAAGGTTGTTTTATTATTGTATTTTTATTGATGTTATATTTTATTCAATATTGGTCAACATGGTTATTTAATTTTTTGAAAGATATATTGACTGGAAATACCAATAATTATGCAGTAGGAGCGATGTATTTTATTTTATTATTAGGATATTTCTTTGGAACATATAATTTTGGTTATATTACGAAAACACCTGGTTATACATTTCATTCATTTGCTGATTTTGTTACTGGGTTTCCATTCAGTTTGATTAGTGCATTTTTAAGATTTATAGTTATAATGTTAATCAGTGTCCCTATAGGTGGTATTTTATGTGTCTTTTATATTTTATATCAATCTTTTTTTGGTATTTTATTCAATGTAGGTATTCTTGAATTTTTTGGATTTGTATCCAATTCTAAAAGTATTTTTCAAAAAATTAATGAATTTATTAAAGATAATAATCAGTCCCAAAAATCTCCTATTAAAAATATATTGAATTTTCCATTTGATAATTTTATTTATAATAATGCATTAAGTATTGCATTTCTTATTATGTTTATTTTTGCTATTGTAGATTACAATAAATTTAGTCCTATTAAAAATAGTAATTTAAAAATAAATTTGAATGCAATTACCATTGTTATTATGATTATTATTTTTACAACTATTCTTGCGAACATATATAATGATTACAAAATAAATGAACAATTTGCTCCTACTTTAGAAAAAGATGTATCAGAAGATGATATTGGAATAATGGAAGAAATCAATAAAATAATCCATAATGTATCTACTGAATTATTGAAACCTATTTTAGAAGAAGCAAAACCAATTATTGATGAAACAACCAAAGCAGTTAGTTCAGTGTCAAATGCTGCTCAAGCATATAGTAAAAATATGGAAAGTTTGGGGGAAGCTAATAAAAATATAGGTTCTCTTCCTGGAGTGCCAACTTCTCTACCTGGAATGTCGGGTTCTATACCTGGAATGTCGGGTTCTATTCCTGGAATGTCGGGTTCTATTCCTGGAATGTCGGGTTCTATTCCTGGAATGTCGGGTTCTATTCCTGGAGTGCCAACTTCTATTCCTGGAGTGCCAACTTCTATTCCTGGAGTGCCAAGTTCTATTCCTGGAGTGCCAAGTTCTGTTTCTGCAATACCTGGAATTTCTGAAATTCCAACCAGTAAAAATATTTTCAAAAATATTCCCAAATTATAATATTATAATTTCGTATATAATAACATAAAAATAAACCTGTAAAATATATAATAATGGGTAAAAAAAAGCCTACATATCCATTTGTAAGTGTATGTACACCTACTTTCAATCGTCGCCCATTTATCGAAAATATGTTTCGTTGTTTTCGCAATCAAAACTATCCAAAAGATCGTTTAGAATGGATTATTGTAGATGATGGAACCGATAAGATTAAAGATTTAGTAGAAAAATCCAATATTCCACAAATTAAATATTATGAACTTCCTGAAAAAGTTCCTTTAGGCACTAAACGTAATTACATGCATAAACATGCCAAAGGTTCTATCATTGTTTATATGGATGACGACGACTATTATCCTCCTGACAGAATTTCTCATGCAGTTGAAAGATTACAAGGTAACAAAGAAGCTCTTTGTGCCGGTTCCAGTGAAATTTATATCTATTTCAAAGGATTAAACCGTATGGTTCAATGTGGTCCTTATGGACCAAACCATGCAACTGCAGGAACGTTTGCATTTAAAGCTGAACTATTAAAACAAACAGAATATGATAATCATGCTGCTTTAGCTGAAGAACGAGCTTTTTTAAAAGATTATACAGTTCCATTTGTTCAATTAGATCCAATGAAAACAATATTAGTATTTTCCCATGAACATAATACATTTGATAAACGTAAAATGTTAGAAAATCCTCATCCTGATTATTTGAAAGATTCACCAAAAACAGTTAATGATTTTATTAAATTTAAAGATGAAGATCCTATCAAAGATTTTTTCTTGAATAAAATTGATAAAATGCTTGAAAATTATGAACCTGGACTACCAAAAATGAAACCCGATGTATTAGAACAAATTAAAAAGATTGAAGCAGAACGTGCTGAAATGTTAAGAAAAGCCCAAGAAGAATATAATGCAAATAATCCAAATTCAAATCAAATTATTTTACAACAACCTGGAAAAGAACCTGTTGTTATTTCTCCACAAGAAGCTGTTAACATTATGCAACAACAACAAGAATTCATTGTTGAATTAAAAGATAAAAATGAAAAAAGTAATAAACGTATTGCAGAATTGGAAAAAATGATTGTTCAATTACAAATGAAAATGATTGAATTAAACCGTAAAAACGCTTCCACTAAATCCGAACCAGAAGTAAAACCAAATATTAATGAAGAAGTTGTAGATACTAAACCAGATATTAGTGAACTCATATCCAAAAGTACTCCACAATTTATGGTTGAAGATGATTAAACCAACGAAGAATTAAATCGAAAAATATTATTATTTATAATTATAATAATATTTTATGTTTTATTTGTTTTCAAGTATGTAAATATCGTATTAAATAATTAAATTCTGGTGTTAGTTCGAAGAGATTTATATTGGGTTTAAATAAATTCCAATTTATTGCAAAAGTATTATTATTATAAAGCCATTGACATAATATTTCAGGATTATATAATGTATTATCATCATTATTGAATTGTTCTTTATTTATTATTGTTTTATGTATATACCCTGATTTTTTCAAAAATTCAATTATATTTATATTATCATTCGTTTGCAATATATGATACATAATATTTATTATAATATCAATTAAATTTATTTTGAATTCAATAGGTAATATCGTATTTATTAAAAAATTATCCAAATGAGACCAAACATCACAATCTTTTCTAATTTCATACACTGTATTTTTAAAATTTTCAATTCCATTAATAGGAAATAATATATTATCATCTATTAGTAAAATTCTTTCATAATGTAAATTATTTTTTTTAATAATACTGCACCCAATCAAAAAATTATATATATTTTTACCTGTATTATTTTCAACATGTATTATATCAAATGGTAATATATCTATGTTATTTATAGTTTTACAATTAGTAATAAATAATATATCATATCCACTATAAATTAACGTTTTCAAACCTTGAATAACATAATCTTTTATAATATCATCTTCGTCATAATGTGAATAAATCGCACAATATTTTTTATTCTCTGTAAATTTAGTAAATAATATTACTTCTTCTTGACGTTGGAATGAATTATAAACATTTTCAGTATATTTTATATCAAATTTTAATGATTTGTTTTTATAAAATGTATGAAATAATAAATCATAGTTATAAACAATATTATTTTGACTGTTATTTGTAAATATATTTTTCATATTGCTTTTTTTATATACAAATTCAATAGTCTCATCATATAAAACAGGATAACTTGCATACCAATCATCCCATCTCCAAATATTTTTTATAAATATTGTAGATAATGGTATATTTTGTCCATTAAATGCATTATATCTATCTGGTGAAATATTATTATTTATTTTCCAATTTTTTTCATCATAAATATCTATATTATCATATAAAAGAGATGTAATATTATAATTATATTTTAATAAAACCCTTGATAATCCATATTCACCAGTATATACTGCGTCATTTTTACTATATTTTACTCCTAAAACTGTGTTATCTTGTTTTATTTTAGCATCTTCACTTATACTCGTTTCATCGCAATAACTTATTTTAGTATTTGTTAATAATTCTATAATTTCTTCATTTATTTTTAATAATGTAAATGTTGCTACCAATTTTGGACCTATTCCTCCACCATCTGTTTCCGGTAAAAATGACATACAAGGACTACATGCAACTGCATTATCTTTTTTCATTTTTTCATAAAATGGATATAACCAGTGCGTTTTTATAGAAGATTCCATAATAGGTCCTAAAACACTACAATTTACTAAACACAAATAATCAAACAACTCCCATATTTTTTTATTAAATTTATTTTCGAAATATTGAATACCATTATAATATGCTTCCCAATCGTGACAATTATATTCTTTTAATACAAACACGTTTGGTTTTGAAGGTATATTCACTTCACATTGATGACCATTTATTATAAATAAATAATTTATGTCTATATTTTCCCATATTTCTTGGTTCAATGCATATTTCAAAAAAAAGGATAAATTGGTTTGATTTTTTTGTTCATTTTTTCTTTCATAATATACATATATAACTCCTATTTTACATTTTTTTATATCTGGTAAATCGATTATTTTTGGAATTCTATTCATAAACTATATAGAATTATTTTTTTATGTTATTTGTTATCTTATTTCTTAATATTTTATTAAATAACGTAATACAATATATGGTTGCATATTATTATGTGAACTTCCTGAACCTGTACTATTAGTATTAAACAATCCTAAGTCTTCTCTATCTGTAGTAGATGCAGATGATTCGAATTTATGTCCACTATTAGTATCATATGCACCTGCATCTGGATTTGATCTTCGTGTTAAACTATGGGTATGACTTGGCATTTCATTTACCGTTAATGTATGATTTTCTTCACCACCTATCGAACCTAATGTTCGTGATGTAAGAGCATTTCCTGATCCAGAACCTACACAAACACGTCCACGAATATCAGGAATATTGAAACTATTATCACTTCCACCATATGTATATCCAATTGAATTGAATAAATTAACATATACATTATTTGATAATTGTCTACCATCACAATCAAACCATCCATTTGGTTCAACGATCGATGCTGATTGTATAATAGTTCCTGCTGGTATTAAAATATAATCATTCAAATAAAAATTACCTCTTGCATAATAATTATATGCAGTCAAATTATGTCCAATGGTTAAATTACCAGAAATGTCTAAATCTCCATTGATACCTTCATTATTTTCTACATACAAATCGCCAGTTCGAACAGGTGGATTTGTAAAGTTAGTAAGACGATTTTGAAGAAATACATTGTTATTTCTTGTTTTACTTTTTAGCCGTTCAAAAAAACCTTATAAACTCTTATAATTCTTTATACTGAATATAAGCATTCTATGTAACAATGCATATTTCATATTTATTAATACTACAATAATTATTGTTTAGTTTATATGTTTTGTTAATCGCCTTTGAACGCAGACGATGAAAGGCTTCTATTCATCTTTTATATTTTCCATTATTCCTTTCATTAGTATGTTTTTTGCAGCATTCACGTCCCTTCCTATTCTTTTATTACACATTCTACAAGTGTATACTTTTAATGCACCTACTTTATGGTTATCACCGCAATAACTACAAGTTTGTGTTGTATATCTTTCATTTACAAGATACACTTTTTTACTTTGTTGTTTTGCTTTGAATAACAATCGTTCTTTAAACTTGTATAACTTCAAGTCATTCATATTTGTATTTAATGTGCGGTTTATTCCATTTTTTACTATATCGTGGCTCTTGATATCACCGTAAAATATGAAATCGTTATCATTTAATATTCCTTGTATGGTATTCCAATGTAGTTCATTTATTAAGTTTTCTTTTCGTTTTTCTATTTTTCTTATATTTCTTTTTTTCATTCGTTTTTTATATCGCTTTTCTTTGTTCTTTAATATTTTTATTTTATCATTCAAACTTTTTATTTTTACTTCATTATAATGATATTCAATGCATCCTTCATTACCAAAACAAGTCATAAATGTTCGAACACCTGGGTCAACACCACAATAATTTACTGGTTTTGTTTTTGGTTTTGCTTCCACTGATAATGGTATAATTAACATATATTCATTTCTATGTAACACAATCCTACAATCGTTCTCTATAATTAAATCTTTGTATTTCTTTTTATTTCGCTTTCCCATAACAAAATTACAATTTTCATTAAAAAATCTTGGTGCTAACTGTATAATACCGTTATTGTTCTTTATAAAGTTTTTTGGAATAACAACACTTTTATTACCATCTATTTTCTTTTTGTACCTTAAACGAAAATGCCTTATATTACTTGCTTTCAAGTTTGCTATTCCAGTTTTAATTGCTTTACATACATCTTGAACTGCACCTGCACGAACTTCTTTTGGTGTATTTAATTCCCATTTTTGAATGGCGTTATTTTTTTCATATAATAACTTCTTTCTCATAATCCTTAATTCTTCGTTTTCTTTTTTTATTTTATCTTTTATAGATTGTACTTTATTTTGATAACTGGTAATTATTTCTTGTATAGTATTGGATTTTTTACGATATTCATTATATTCATTTAATGTATCTTGTTTATTTTTATACAATATTTCCAGTTTTTTTGAAAATTCTTGATATTCAGGATGGTTTTTCTTTGTATTTGCAGTTACCAATTTATCTCGTAATGACTGGAAGTTAGGAACATGTTTGTCTTTATAAATTGCTTCTACAGTTTTATTATATACATAATTACTGGTGTTCATCCATTCATTCAGAATCGTTTTCTGATTCTGATTTGGTTTCAACACTATTTTGACTGCTTTTATTAGGTCGGTTGGAATAGCTTCTTGTTCCCATTTGTTTACAACTGTAGATGTGGACAATTGAAAGTAGGTCTTCTGCGAGTTCTTGTTCTGTACTTTTATTGGGTTCGTTGTCAAGAACGGTAATTTTTCCTCCGCTTTTCTGGACGATGTAATCAAGCAATTCAAATCCAAACCTACAAAGTCTATCTCGGTGGGCAATAACAAGTTCTCCGATAGTTCCTTGTAAGCAGGAGTCCAATATGGTTTGTAATCCTTTTCGTTTGAAATTAATTCCAGAAGCAACATCCGTAATAGATACATAGGAAGCATATTGTGGTTTTCTGGATTGTAAATATTCAGTTTGTCTAACAAGGTCATCCAATTGTTTTTTAGATGAGACACGTGAGTAGATATAATTAGTTTTTTCATTCGTGGTGATTTCAGGAGTAAGTAATACAGGATTGCAGAATTTTTCCAAACACTGTCTATTATACTTTCTTTGTCCGGAAGGTGTTTTATAGCAGATAATCTCGTTCTTATCAGCAAGTTTCCTAATAGTATGGGGGTGGAGTCCAGTGATTCTAGTAGCTTCTTTAGTTGAAATGAACGACTTTTCGGTGCCATCTTTCATATTATATATATTGTATAGAAAA